TTTGAAGCCCATTGCTACTACCGAAAGAGCGGTAATGATTATTCCTATTGGGTTAGCGCGGAAAGCATTACCTAATGTTTTCATTGCGAAAGCAAACTTTGTTGTCGCCCCAGTAGATGCGTAAGTAAAAAATGCATACGCTTGTTGGGCTTTTTTAACATTGAATAGAACTTTACCTAATCCCATTGACGCTATTTTCGCAGCCTTAGTAGCAACTACGAAGGTTATAATTGCAGTCGCAGCAACAGTAAACAATGCTGAGTTATCTTTAATAAATCTTCCTATCGAACCCAATACTTTAATAAACCCTATCAATGCTCCGATTGCTATTTTAATTGCTGAGGTAAATATCGGTACAAATACTGCGCCCATTGCTTTCGCGAAGTCCGTAATATCTATTGCTAAGCCTTTAATTAAAGTGATGAAACCCTCAATGGCTTTTCCGTCAGCAAATTTTGCTTGTAACTGAGTTAAAATTGGAGTCAATGTACTATTAAGTGTCGTAGAAACTGCGCCCAAAACTGGCTGTAGTGCTGTTCCTAGAACCTTTCTTGTATCATCAACACTTCTAGCAAATTCTCTTTGAGCCTTCTGTGCTGGTGTTAGAGCATTTTCAGCGAAACCTCTATAGGTAGTACCAAGGACTTTAACAATGGCTTGTGATCTTTCAGTTTCGTTTCCAGAACTGATCATTTTTTTCGTATTAGCATCAAGTATAAAACCAGTTTTAGTTAATGAACTGAAATTACCTTGCAATGCTTGAGCAAGACCATTAGTAAGTGCCCTAAATTCATCGGCACTTGCTGCTGCTCCTTTTTCTGCTACTACATAATCTAAAATAGCAGGAGTTAATCTACCAATAGTACTTCCATGTAAATCAAATGTTGCTAACTGAGATTGAATTACTGTGATATTTTCTTTTGAAATACCTGTTAATGACTCAAGGGCTTTGCCTTGTCCAAATAGTATTTGTATCTGCTCTTCTGTAGCACCATTTGTGTTGAGCAATAGTTTTCTTAATCTATTTTGTGCTTGACCTGCGACTGTTGCTGCTTGAACTGAATCGCGACCTAGTTTGACTGCATAAAGTGCAAGTGAAGTTGCTGCTACTCTTTTGAATACACTACCTAAATTACTAACACCAACTTGAGACTTAGCCGCAGATTGATTTAGGGCATCGGTTGCGCGAGCAGCCTTTTCCATACCAGCAATGAATTGACCAGTATCCGCTTTTAGACGAGCAAGTACATCAATTACTGCCATCTAATTTCACTTCCTTCTCCTAGCCTCTTGTTCTTGCTCCCATATCCGCAACCGCTCGAGTGCTTCCCATTCTGCTAATTCAATAGCAGAGATAGGCTGAAAGTTAGGACTGCCATATAAGAGTTCTTCGACAGTCCTACCTAAGCGTTCTGCTAATTCGAAGACGAACCTTCTGTAGCCGTTACGGAGGAATCTTTTCCCACTTCATCGGCACTTTCTTGTGTGAATCCCGATAACCTCATACCAACTGCTGCTAAGCGATCTAACGCTGTTGCTGCTTTGGCAAGTAAGGCATCGCGGTCTGCGGGCTTAAAGATTTGAACGCCAGTTTCTGTATCGAAAGAAGTAGCGATTACAATTTCAGGATAAACAAATTGTAGATTAACTCCACCTTTGTTATCTATTGCTAAATCCATGATACGAGTGCGCTCTGCGCCTGTCATACCACGAACTTCTACTTTAACACCCCACTCTGGAACATCTACCATCTCTGATGGAATATCCTGAGCAGATAAGATTTGGTCTCTAATGGACACGATTTCTCCTTTTGGTCTCGTTGGACTCGGTTATTGGGATTCTACTGCTTTTTAATTATTAAGCGAAAGCACCACGGGTAATGGCACCTGTAACTTGGAACTCTGCTGAATAGGAAACAATGTCGCCTACTCCTGCTGAAGTTTCGTATGAAGTCAAGAAGCACTCGCCTGTGTACTTTGTGAAAGTAGAGGTTGTGCCTTCAGGACCATACTCAAATGATACTGAGTCGGTCTTTCCTACAATGGCAGCCAAGTGCGTATCAACAGTAGCGTCGAATGAACCTTCGATACTGATAGTTGCGCCTGTGAAGCCGATAACATAAGAACGATCAGATGAACCAAATGAGGTTGTCTCTAAAGTCTCTGCTTCTCGAGGGAAAGAAACTGAATTAAGTGTATTGCTGATATCGGTAAGTGTGCCAGCGTTATTATCTACTTTGAACGACGCTGACTTACCATGTCTGAATGTTGGCATATTATTATCTCCTTGAAAAAGCGACGCTACGGGTTATAGCACCTGTGCCTGTTGCGATTGTGGTTCTTGTTCTCAGGTAGCGATTTACTGTCGTTCCTGAAGCAACTTCAACTCTTTCTGAATCAAGTCCAGAAAGTGCTACCGTACCGAATACAACTAAATCAGCCCATGTTGAGTTATCGGCTGAATGTTGAACTGCGATTACAGTAGTTGCTGTTCTTGCATTTGAGGTTACATGCATGTGCGCTACCCCACCATTAGTAGATGATGCAGCATTATCAACACTTGTGGTGTTGGTGGTTGTAGATACAGCGGTTTGGCAAACTAACCAAACACCTGAATCTAATCCTCCATCTGCAATTGCTTCTGCTGATACAGAAACAACATCAGTTAAAGGACTACTAATTTCATACGAAGTAGATGATGCTGCTGCAAGAATTGCTCGCCCACCTATACTGGTACTGTCGTTAGATATAGTCACTACTTTATCGGTAGTATTTCCCAAGGCGGCATGAAATATTGAATCTGCACTAGCGGTGGTCCCATCAAATAAGCCTTCAAATGATATTGAACCTTCATTATGACCGACAATATAAGAGCGGTCAGATGAGCCGAAAGTTGTAGTTTCTGGTAATTCAACTGCGTAAGCAGCGGTTGCGCTGTTAAGGTAAGTGGTTAGGTCAAAATCATCACTTAATACTGTGGTGTTTTTACCATGGCGAAATGTAGGCATTATTTACTCTCTTCGACTGGGCGTTGAAATTCTGTTCCATCTTGAACGAATCCGTCTTTATCGCCATCTATTGCTTCAGGGTCAAAAGTAACTTCAGGTTCGGTTTCAATTATTGTTTCAACTTTTTTTGCTTTACCATCAGAGGTCTCAATTAAGCCTTGTTCAAGTAACCACTTGGCTGATTTCTCTGGAATATCTGAAACAATAGTTCCCGACTCTGCTCGCTTATCGGGTGGATAATCTATACCTGTAAGAACTCGGTACTGTGTCATTAAGTGTCTCCTCTGGGCAACACAGACCCAACTACCTTGGGCACTTGGCTCTATATGTAGTGGGGTCTCTATGGACTCGGTTGATTAAGGTTAGCACGATTTACTCAAATAATACTACTGGACTTACTTTAGAATTGATATGTCCGTAACTCTAATTTCAGGATACATGCAGAATGTTAAAACTCCGGACTCTGATTTTTCTCCAGACATTTCCCTCCACCAATCACTTCCCCCGTCCATTGCTGGTGCTTGAAGCCAAACACAACCACCCCAGTCCGCAACTCTAAAATGGTGAAAGTGTCCTGAAACTAATACATCTGCGCCACCTACATTTTGGCGACCTAGTGATTGTCCCTCTAGCCATCTTCTTAATTTTCCTTCTACTCCCTGACCACCTCTTCTTGCTGCGTGACCATGAGTAATTCCTAAAACCCAACCAGCAACTTCGGCGGTAATGCTAAGTCTGTCTTTCGGTATAGCAAACTGAATATGACCATAAGCCTCTTGGTTGGTTTCAAGTATTTCTGCCACCTGCTCAACTATTGCTACATCGTCATTATCGTTTAGAGTTGTATAAGACTTGCCTGAACTATTGCGATTCTCTCCATGATTACCACCTACCGCTAAGACTTGAACAACAGTAAAGTATTTACTCCACCTCATTAACGCATCTCTCAATAACCTTCTTACTACTTTTACTTGATCTCTTCTGTCTAATTCAACACTAAATGTTTGTTGCGCGTAATGCCCTACACAACCTTCTATAGAATCACCAGTCCAAAGAACTACTAATTTACCTATCGGTCTTTTAAGTTTTTCAAGTTCTTTAATTCTTATTTCTACTTTATCTATTGCGTTAAGTATTCTTTCAATAGTTCCCTTGAGTCCATCTCCATCTGCTTTACCTATCTGCCAATCAGATAAAACTACTACCATTGCGCCTTCTCCAACAAAGGAACTTTTAAGATTTGGTTTATGTTTCTTTATTTCATTTTCTA